CTTGGCTTTGTTCCACTTCTCAATCTCCATGTGCCACCCCATAAAGGCGGCAGCAGCGCATAGCGCATCCCCCGCCTCCTCCAACCGCTTGATGCGCTCCTCTTGCTCCCTGATCTTTTTGCATTGCACGTCGGCCATCCATGTTTTTCGCATAATCCGTAGCACCTCGGCTGCTGTCTCCGTAGGTTTCAGATGCTCGGCTACAGTGATGCGTCCATCGGCGTGGATTGTGAGTAACTCTGCGTTGCACTTTTTGCTATCAAGGATGATTGTGTCTTCGATTGGCATAGTTAGTTTGGTGTTTGATTGTTGTGTTGTCATTTGCACTCCTTCCATTTAAACTGAGGTTTACCGATTGTGTCGGCCACCCATTCGGCATGGCCTTTGATGACGGCTTCTTGTTGTACTTTATCGATTCCTCCAACAAAACCAATTTGCTTTATTAAAGCAAAGCAACCGATTATAACCGCAGCAACTAGTGATATAATAAGAGGAAGGTTGTTTTTCATTTCAATTCCCTCGCTTTGAGCATTGCGTCGGCTATGTAGTACGCTCGCTTTGCTATTTCATCAGCACTTCGATTTGATCCTCTGGATGCTTTTTCAAGCGCATTCGCCGCGAAGTAGTCGCGCAGGGTCATGCCGAAGTGGTCAGCATTGTTACCTTCGGGATGATACCCCATTGGAAACGCCGGTCCTCCGTCGTTGATTGGTGCGCTCACTTGACTCCCTCCTTCACTTGTTGCATCTGCACAAAGTCCAGTCGGTTCTCCTCGTTGATTGCGATACCCCAGCCGTTGCGACGGCATGATAGCTCGATTGCGCTCAAGACTTCGTTCATAACTTTGTCGGGCAGATAAATGGACAGCAGTCCTTTGAAGGTGAGTCGATACTGCTCTTTGTCTTCTTTGATTGGTTTGACCATAGATACGTTTTTTAATTCTTGGGTTTTAGTTTCGAGCGTTATCGCGGAATGCGCTCCCCTCCGTGATGCGCCTTAGAACGGCTTCGGATCAAGATCGTCGCCATCGACTTCGGCAATCGGAACCTCGCGCATGTTCTTGATGCGGAGCGTCTTCTTCGTCTCGCCGTTGACCATATACTCCTCGGAGCGAGCGGTGATGAGCAGCTCCAAGCCGGTCATTGACTTCAAGAACGCCGCGTAGCTGCCCTTGACGCCAAGGAAGTCGTACTCGGTTCCATCGGGGACATTGTGCTTCGTTGCTGCGACAAGCTGATTGACGCGGAACCAAACATTCTCCTGATTGATAAAACGGTCAGTGATGGATGCGCCATCTTCAGTCTTGAACGTAACCTTACAGACCTCGCGGCCCTTCGCATCGAGCGTTTCCTCGACCTTGGCTACGGTGACGGTGTAGTCGCCTTCGGCATCGATGTATCGGCCTCCAGCATCTCGGCGGTTTACTTGGAACATAATTTATTCGGTGGTTAGTTTTCGGATTTATTCAGCACCCACTTAGGGCATGAAAGGGTTTGTGTAGCGGTTGGGTAGGCTGGCCAACTGTCCAGTGCGCGGCATTCGTGCAGCGTCGAGATTGCTTTGCGTCGCAGATTCGCACCAGCCTGAAGCCATTCGGCATCCAGTCGATAGATAGCGACAGCGTACGGAGCCTTACGCTCGACCGCTACGAAGATGAAGCTATCAGCGCCGGTCATCTCCAGATAGTGCGCGGCCTGTATGTGATAACCAAACGATGCGATGGTTCGAAGGAACGCCTCGGGCGATGCGTCGTCGGTCGTCTTGATGTCAACGAGTGTATGACCCTCGATCCACAGATCGGGACGCGCCTTGAGAGCGATGCCGGTTTCCTCGTCTTGAGCGAACACGCTGGCTTCGATCCGGTGGTCGAGATGAATGATGTCCCAGAACGGATGACGACGGACACTGTTGGCCACTCCTTGCACGTCGATGTCTTCAGCGTGAGTCAGGTGGATGCGCGACTTGTGCTGCTCCTTCCACGCTTTGCCATCCTTCGTACGTCCATCGATGTCTGGCGGAACAACGGCGACGACTTGCGAGTAGAGTTGCGGCTCCAATACAGCGGTGTGAATCGCCGTACCCATCTGCATCGACTTCGTCGGCTCCTGATGCTCCTCAAGCGCGGCTTTGTAATGAGCCGGGGACTTGAGGATCTTGCTCATCATGCTCTTCGAGAGAGCGTCAACGGCGTGATACTGAGCCGCTGGCATGTCGAGGTTGACGTGTTGGTTGAGAATGCTCATTCGGTGGGCGGGTTAGCGAACGTCTTGGCCTTGGAGATGAAACCCTCGGCATCGGCGAGGATCATGTTGGCCACCTTGGCGCTGACATCGCGGAAGTTCTGACCTTCCTTAATCAAGTTCTTGCTGACGAGGAACGCATTGGCGATATCAGAATGTGGCTCAAGGATCTGCTCTAACTTCTCGACGAGCGAGAAGGCTGGTTCCGGCGTCACATTGACCGTCTGGCGCGTCGTAGCGGTGATGGTGGGTGTTGACGGCGCAGAGGAGAAGTCGGCCACTTCCTCGGGCAAATATCGACCTTGCGTGATTCGCGGATCGAGCATTCGCGTTGCCTTGCTGATGACTCGCGCTCGCAGCATCTCTGCCGGGAATTTCGCCCATCCACTGCCAGCTTTCGCGGGGATTAGACCGGCAATCTTCGCATCCTCTGCGGTGAATGAGACGCGAACCTTCTTCGCCCCTTTGGTGAAGTCGGCGATGGCGGCGATGGCGTCGAACTGCACCCAGTCGATATCCCATCCGGCATTCATCAGACCAGAGAGCATCGATTCGCTCTTCATGGTGATGTTGCCGTTGATCAAGTGGTTCTCTCTTTTCCAGCTCAGCGGAGTCATTCGGCTGGCGATGCACTCCAAAGCTAGGACATAGCCCTGCTCTGGCTTGACGCATCCGAACATGCCGGAATGTGCGATCCAGTCGCCCATCGTCTTAACCGCGTCCATCGGACTGTCGATGCGGTCGTAGAAGTCAGGACTGGACGGTTGCGTTTGCGTTGTCGGAACTAGGTTGCTGCTCATTTGTATTCTCTTGTTGTTTCTTTGTTGTTTACACATCCACTGAACTCAGCGGATAAAATTTACTTTGGTTGATCTGAATGTTTGCGGTGATAAGTTGCATGGCAATTGTCGCATAACCACCTGACATTCAACCAATCTTTTACATCATAACTATCGTGATGTGCATCCGGTTTGCATTCGCATCCGCAAGACGAACAAGCTGAAGGTCGAGTTAATTTTCCAGATTTGATTGCGCGACGAACGGCTAATCGAGCCTTTTCCCGTTCTGGATGCTTGTTTTTGTATTTTTTTGATCCTTTTTTCATTATTTCCCTCAAGATCAAAAGTCTTTCTGGATTTGACCTAATTTCAACGTAACGTTTTTTATCGTTCAAACGCCTTTGATCAATGGTTGATGCATACCACTCTCTGGTCCTCTTTATTATTTTATCTCTGTTTTCTTGGTAGTATTTTGATTGTAGATCTGAAATTTTGTCTTTATTTGCAATCCGATATTGTTTGTCACACAGTTTGCAGCTGGCCTTTACACCGTTCCTAGCTAGCTTTTGTTTTGCGAAACAATCGAAGCCTTGTTCCAATTTACAAACTGTGCATACCTTTCGGTCTAAGCTGCTGCACTGATTCATTTCACTTCCTCCTGAGCCTTCGGTTTCCGGGCGAATGGATTTACTTCATCTCGCATCACCTTTGAATCAAGCAGCGCGGCCAAATCTGATTCCGTGAACAAAATGCGACGACCGACGCGGCGGTGTTGTGCGCCCTCCCGGCAGAGTCGGCGCAATGTCTCGCTGCATACGTTCAGCATCTCAGCGGCAGTCTTGGTCGTGTAGCACTTCATGGTTCGTTGGTTATGCAATCAGGTGATCATTACAGGTAAAAATCCGAAACCTCGTTGCGCCACCTCGACGCACTCTACGCCTGATTGCAGGAAATCGTTGTGACAAGTTATGGGTTGCATCAGGTCGAGTCAAATCTATTTTGATAATTCTCACTTCCAAGCTGCGGCAACCATCGATTCGATGGTGTTGACAGGTGGCTGATGCTTGGTTTTGCTGGGTTTTTCGCTCTTTTTTCCAAATATTTCGTTAAACTCCTCGACCAGAGTTTTCTGATTCTCGTCACCACCAGACTCCCCCATCGTCTTCGCGTCGGAATACAAGTCGGCCATCTGCTTGTTCAGCCTCTTGATTTCTTTCAAAGCTTTTCGAAGCTCGCCATCCATCGCGATGACCCGGCGTTCCAACGCCCGATGCTCAACCAAGATCATGGCATCCTTGGAGTTCTCATCGGAGGGCAACCAGTCGCAGCCCTTCCACATCCGGTGGACCTGATCGAAGACCACCACCTTCGACTTGGGATGGCGCATCGAGTTGAACGCCCGTATCGACCGCCCGATGTCGCACGCCAGATTCTCACCAATGTAGGCCAGAACTTGCGAGCGGTTCGGGTCCGCATCGTGATGCAGGGGCGGCATTAACCGGAACAGGCTCCGGTGCGTCGATCCGTTTTCCAGATAGCTCATACGAACTTTAAATTCACTCTTCGTTTCGATATTGTCAACATCTCCCAAACTAACTTTCATCTAACCCACTTTTGGCTAACAGAAAGTTAGCATGGTTACCGCTATCTCCCCTATTGGGAGTTACTTAACTCCCCATAAATAGGGAGTACAATTCCGCTTTCGCAGACTTGCTTGAACCGCTCCCTGCCGGGGCGGACGCAGTCAGCGGCGGAATTGAAACCCCTCCAAGACCGCTCAATCGCTCGTTCGATATGCCGTTCAATCGCTCAGAAATGCCCCGTAGAGCGTTTTTGATTGGCGAATGACGTGTTGATACCGTTGCGCTGTTGGCGACGCGTAGGGGCGAGGGGGAGGATGGATAGATTTTCATGCTCTTGGACAGGGGATAGAATGGCCGACAAGTTAGATGCGCGGGGCGGATTGGAGAAGTTAGATGGATTTTGGCTTTTCGCTTATTCGCTCAACGACCGGATAGATATCGTAGTCCTCCGACAATTCGACCGGGACGACCCGAATCCGCCCCTGCGTGTACTCGCCGGGGTTTAGTTCACGCGCCGCCCGTTCCGCGTCCTTGCGCGAGGAGAATTCGACCGTGCGATAACTGACGACCTTCTCCTTCATGTCACTCCAGCCAATCGCGCCGGATAGCTGGACCTTATAGACTGGTTTCGCGAAGAGGTTGCGGCTCATGGATACATCCCTCCGGTGCGGATGAGGCTGATGATCGTCTCCGAATCGTCGATGAGTTGTTGTCGTCGTTTCTCGCCCTCGCCGGTCGTATCCGCGCACTGGTACATTCGGACGTAAAAAAGCGCGTCCTGAAGGCAGGTGAGCGCGGCGGCGACGTGCGCGAGACGGGTTGATGCGGATGCGAGGAAAGGATTCTTAAAATCATCAGCCATCAATTCAAGTTGTTTGGCCAACTCATCGAGCGGGATATTTCGGTTCATTATAACGTCTCCAGATCAGGTGTACCGGGGCAGAGCTTGTCGCCGTCCTCGCGCTCGATGATGAGTTCAAGGATCTGAGTGCCATCCTTCGCGATGAGGGAGCAAATATGTTTGTTGTCGTCGTAAATCGAGAGCGGTGTCGCTCCGTTTTCGGCTTCCTCGCCGGTTAGAATTGCGTTGAACAAATCGACGATGGTCTGGGCGTTCTGTTTGGACTGGATGGTTAGTTTCATTTTGTTGGGAAAGTCTGGAGTTTGTTTCGAGTCGCAACTGTCAGGGAATCCTTGACGGTTCGACGCTCTAATTCGCGCATCACACGACGACCATAGGCGCGGGAGGAGGACCGCTTGAGGGCTTTTGGCCCACCTTGCCAGATCCTTGCGAGCGATTCGTCGCTGAGATTGCGTCCGTAATGGCTTAGGTAGGCGTGGGCGATGAACGTCGCGACGGCGCGGTTGGTGACTTGGGCGTGCGCGTAGGATGTACCCATGATGCGATTAACATCTCTTACCATAATCGGTTTGATCTGGAGCGCGCCAAGTTCGCCATGGCGGCCACGGGCGAGGTCATTTCCCGCTGATTCGATTTGGATAAGCGCGGATAATAGGAGCGGATGCATGATTTTATTCTCGTTTACGCGTTGAACGGATGCGCGCACCCCCGATTTACAGGATAAACGGAGCGGCTCAAAGTCCTTTCGCCTTCCTGATAACGGCGCGAGCGTAGTCCAGATCGTCGTCGTCGGCCATCGGATGCGCGAGGCGTTCCAGCGCGGAGAGAAGATCGGGGGCGGAGGCGATTAGACAGGAATTCGACTCATCCTCTTCTGAGTTCTCGTTTTGCAACGCGCAAAAGACAATGGTCCGATCTTTTTCGTCGATGATTCCAATATGGCAATTGCCGGAATGATCGACCCTCCAAGGACCGGGGGTGTGGCTCACAGGCTACCCCCAATCGCCTTTTCGATGACCGGAGCAATTCTAGCGCGAATCCATTCGGGCGATTCTCCGGCGTTTGCGTAAATCAGAGCCAGCGCGGCCAGCATTTCAGGCGCGGAGGCGATGAGCGTCGCATTTGCAAGCGGTTCGTCCATGTGAGGCGCGAAGGCGCTGACATTGACTCGCGCAAGGACAAGCTCGCCCTGCGGATGATTTAACGACGCATCGCTTCCATCGATGACCTCAAGGACAGACAGTTTCGAGTCGAATCGATCCTCTTCGAATCGGACAAGCCAAGGGCCGGGGGTATGGGTTTTCATTGGTTTAGGCGCGTAGGGTTCCGGTTTCGATTGCCCATTGGATTCCCTGCGCGGCTTCTTGCTGGTTTTCATCCAGTCGCTTACCGTCGCAACGAATTTCGGTCGTGATAAATGAGTTTTTTCCGTTCGCTCGCTTGACCGCACGCGAGAAACGATAGGATGCGCGGACTGCGGCTTCGATTGAGCGGTGAACCGATACGGTTCCGCCGTTAAATGTGTCGTGAAGAGTGTATTTCATGGGATGCTTTCGTTGGTTTGAGGAGGACTTTATGGCCTACCCTGTCGCCCTACTCTTTCGAATGGGGCGCGTAGGATAGGTCAGCGGTCAGCGTTGCAATAGGTGCGGTAGTCTATGCGTCCGATCAGATAATCCGCGCATGCGCGGGAGCGGTTTTCTGGCCATCCGACAGGGCCTGTCAGCCAGTCGAATATGTCCGAATATGTGAGGCCGCGCGCGGACTTGCGTGCGTAAGGTTGCCGTTTAACAGGTTATCTACGGCCGTTGCTATGCGTTGAATGGATGCCATATGGGTTTTTATTTGAGGTTGAAAGCTTCACGCCAGGCTAGGTAATCGTGACAAAGATCGGTGTCGAAAGAATAGACTCCAATGTCGGGAAAACCATCTGCGCGCAGACAGGTGACAAACAACCAACGTCGGCCGTGCATGACAAAAGGTTCCTCGCACTCGCGCAAGCGTAGGAAAGGGACAAGCGGTATATTGGACATGGTGTTTTATTCGTTGGGTTAAGAATTAGAAAGTGCAGCAACCGCAGCACGGTGCATCCTCGCAGCGGCCGCGTGCATTGCGCGTGCCTGTCCATCCCGAAGATAGTTTGACGCAGACCATGTCGGTGCTTTGCGCCATGCGTCCGGTGCATGCGTTGCAGTCTATGCGCCATGCGCGGTTGCGTTTGGTGACGGTGCCAAGGCCTGCGGGGACTTGTTCGTGACATTGGATGCACTGGCCTGAATAACGGTTTAACATTGGGTGCTTTGGTTTGGGTGCTTTGGATTGAGAGTTAAAGACACGTTGCAAGCCACGCTTTCGTGTGGCTTGGCACGTACCGTCAACCGGCCGTTGTGATTCGTTGCACCCGTTTGGCACCCGTACCGTGTGGCTTAAATCCGACAATGAATCCACGGTTGCCTTTCGCGCAGAGTCGGCACGTATTGCACGAAATACCGTCAACTCTTTGGGCCGGACAGATAACGACGCGGTTTCCGTCGGGTGTCGTAAAACGGTCCGCGCTGTCCTGAGGGACAACGGCCGCAACCGGGAGGCCTAGTTTGGCAAGTGTGTCGGCATGGGCAACGGAGTTTGCTGAAAGGTTCACGACAAAACCGGCCGCGTTTGCTGCGCGCAGGGCCGATAGGTTGTCGGGTGTCAATGGCTTGTGGGTGTATGTAAACCCACGTTTGCCCATGTTTGCGGTTGCAAGCTCATCTAGTGCGGTTGCGTCAATTGAATCACCGACACCCGGTAAATCACCCGCTTGATTGTGACGCCACAATTGACCAGCTGGGAAAGATTTGATCTTGCCTAGGAAAGCGGCCCAATCAAAACCGCGTTGACCAGAAGTTACTTTTGACCAGTGAAGCGCAAGCGGCCCAGAGTCGGCATAGCAACCGGATTTCTTAAACGGACATGCGTCGCTGCATGTGTCGGCCGATGAGGTTGACACCGGAATCGGTCCGGTTTTGACGTTTGAAGAGACTAGAGTAAGGTGAACGTTCATGGTTTTGATTGGTTTAATTTAGTTTTCTATTTCACGCATAATTGAACGCAAAGCCGTGTCGATGTGGGTATCGTCAAGGTATTTGTAGAGTTCTGACAAAATGCCAGCATACCCAGCATGACGAAATGCATCCCAACGAATCCTCTTCTCAATATCTTTGGCTTTGCCTTCGGACTTCACAAATTCACGATGCGCAGGAATGCGGGAAACGAGCGGAAGAATTGAATTCCGAATGGCAACGTAATGGGGGCGGCTAATCTTCATTTGGTTTTATAGGTTCAATGGTTTGGAGTGAAGCCTAGGGACGTTTCGAGATATGCTTGGATTAGGATTAGGGTGACAATTGCGGCTGCAACGGCGATTCGTTTGAAGGTGATGCGCTTCACTTCCATCCTTTGCGTTTGAAGATGGCGCAAACCTCTGCAAAGCGTGCGGTTTGGCATGGTGAATAGTGAACGCACCAAATAGATGATTTGGTAGCGCGCACGAATCGGGAAGGACGCGAAGCTTTGCCGCATTTTACCCATTGCCCCCGTTGCAAACGGAGCGCGCCGGAATAGAGAGCGTCTTGAACGCCGTTGTCCCACAGATCGAGCATCGGAGTGAATTTCATCTGGGGACACTATGGGGCAAAAGCCTGTCGGTTGCAAGTTTTATTTCGATTTATTTTGAGATTCTTTCAAGGGATAGGGGGAAGGCATGGCTTGAATGGAAAAGCAAGATAAATCGAAAGAAAAGTGAAGAAAAGTGAAGTGAAAAGCCCCGCTGTCCTTACCCTACTTTCAAATCAAAGCTCGGATTTTAACGATAAAGTGGCGTACAAGATGTAGTGGTGTCGGATTTTGGGTATACCATATGTAGTGGTGTTTTTGTTTGGACACTTGGCATGCTTTGTGGGACAAAGTGAGCGTGAACAAAGAGAAATGGGAACAGGCTAAGAGTCTTTATCTGGCGGGAATGGAATGGAAAGCAATTGCAAACGATTTGCAACTTTCGCAGGCAACACTACAGACTCGCGCCAGTCGTGAGGGAATCACAAAATTGAAGGCGCAAATGCAAACGATTTGCACTGAAAAGAAAACCCAATCATTGGAAAGCCTGTCTGCAATCGTTCGTTCGAAACTGGCGGAGGATGCAGCTGCAACGATTGAACGGGTAAACGGGTACGAATTAGATGGAATCAAAGACGAAAGTACTCGCGAGCAGATACTGGGCAGCGTCGCCAAGCGATCGGCGCTTGTGTTTGGATGGAGTGAAGGCAATGAAAGCACGTCGGTATCGATTAACTTGCTCGGTTCAATGCCAGATAAATTGTTCCACGTGGAACAAAGCGTGAATCCCGTTTGAAGTGAATATAACACACATTGTGAGACGGTGGGGAACTTATAGTCAGGATTAGATAATCTAATGGGGGAAAAGGATTGTTTTTCCTAGGATTGGCACGATTATTGACGTAAGACCTGGCACCCCCTTTGCGGGGTGGCTTCGTTTACGATACCCCCCTCAAAAATTTTCCGTCTTTTTGACCATGTTAAGTAAAATTAAAATTGGTCAAGTTATTTCTCTCAATCAAGCTGAGAGGAAGTTGGCCCACTTCGTAGCCAAGAATCGCAACGGCAATAACCGTCATTTCAACACTACGAACTTGAAGATAAGCACGGATGACCCTGCAACCGTTGATCTGGAGGGCGTGTGCGGCGAGATAGCTTTCTGTAAGCTATTCAATGTCTACCCCGACATCGACACGGATCGAGAGCCACCGCATCCGCTCTACGACGCGATTATCCCTCCCATTCCACCGGGCATTCGCATCGATGTGAAGACGACCAAGTACGAGAATGGAAAGCTACTGGTCGATGCGCGCAAAGGTTCGAAGACCGATGGCGTGGATTTCTATGCGCTGATGACGGGTCAATTCCCCGGTCCGTATACGTTCCGAGGATTCATCGCGAAGGAACATATCATCCAGCCGCACAGAATCGGAACGATCATCAAGGGATACAAAACGTACATTGCCGAGCAAAGCGAACTCATCGACGGCATTCCCGATCAAGACTTATTCTGATTGACTCGTGATACATAAAATGTATCCCTCGGGCATCGACCTTAAGAGTCGCGTTCGCTTGGTCATCGAATGCAAAACTGTCTAAGCGGCAATGACGCTCCGCATCGGTCAGCGCGTAGGTCCGATCCACCATCGTTTGATGGATGGATAGAATGGCCTACCAAATGCAGATAACGTCGGTTTAATTTTTCTCAATATGGCTTGTCCTAATGTCTTCAACGCCTTCGCCGTAGCGACTGAGTCGCTCGCGCAGGACGTTTATAAACGCGCCTCCTATCGCTCGATGTGGCTCAATATGATTGAGCGCGGAGAGTATCCTCAGGGTACTGGCTTGACCCAGACCTCGTACAACACGACCAGCATCGAGCCGACTGCGGCTGAGGAGTGGTCGGCTATTACTCTGGCGAGCGGTAACCCCGGCGACAACGGCGGCGCTTGCGATGTCACCTATAGCGAGGTTCCGGTTGGTTTTAATTCCGTCACTTGGAGTCCTGAGCGTTTCGCGCTGAAAGGTCCGCTTCTGTGTAAGGATGACCTGACCTATGACCACCGCGTCGAGGCGTTCTTGCGCGTGTACTTGGAGAAGCTCTCGATCCGCGCACAGCGTTCATGGGAGACTCGCTATCAGAATACGTTCGCCAAGTTCGCGATCAAGGCAGTGGCCGACTCGTCCTTTACTCAGGTCGAGACGATTCCCTCTGGTGTGAATGAGTTCCCGTGGATTCAGACCGGATCGGCTGGTCAGGCGCTCAATCAGTCCACCTCTGAGTTGACTCAGGAGATGCTGGATGTCGCGGCTGCTACGCTGATCCGTAACGGTGCGACGAATCCTGATAGCTCTGGTTTCATCTCGTACAGCAGCGATGGTCCGGTATTTCCGCTATATATCGGCTTGGAGGCTTCGCAGCGTATCGCTCAGAACAACCCGGCGTTCCGCGATGACTTGCGTTTCGCTGATCAGGGCAGTGGCGCTGGTGCGGAGTTGCTCAAGCGGATCGGTGCGAACCGGGTGATTAAGAACTATCGCCATGTGCCGAATCTGTTCCCGCCCCGCTTCACCTATGCCGGTGGCAAGTACACGCTGGTCCAGCCGTTTACTAGCGCGAGCGGAACGAAGGGTACTGTGTTCAGCGTCAATTCGAGCTGGACGACTGCTCCGTACGAGGCTGCGTTTATCGTTACCCCGTACGTCTTCAAGTCGCACATCGTGCGGCCCGTGAATCGGGTTGGCGATTTGGCGTGGATGCCGACCAACTACATGGGCGAATGGCAGTGGGTGACTGGTGCCTACAAGTTCAATACGGACTGCGAAGATCCGTTGGAGAAGAAGGGTCAGCATTATGCTGAGTTCGTTCACGCAAGTGAGCCTATATTCACAAACCAGGGAATGACCATCATCTTCCGGCGTTGCACAGGCAGTTTAACCCAAATCATCTGCTCGTAATTCGAGTTTAGGTGATTGACGCAAATCCCGTCACGGTTTACGCTGTGGCGGGATTTTTATGCACTTATCAAGAGGAACTAAGCGAGAAGACGGGATGATTTTCTGGGGTTACTGCGGAAAATCTACAGATGGACAGCCTTTCCCGTACTGGCTGAATCCTGAAATCTATGAGAAAGAACGAGAAAAGTCGAAAGCGAGGCTGAAGGCCAGATACGCATCTCGAAAAGGCGAGTATTACGAGAAGCAAAAAGCGTATCGGGACAAGAACAAGGAGAAGGTTTTTGAATCAAAGCGTCGTTACCGCGCAAAAAACGCCAAAAAAATCAAGTTGGCCAAGCAGAAGTACGGAGCTGAAAACCGAGACAAAATTGCTAAGTCGTTAGCAAAGCGTCGCGCCAACAACCCGATTGTTCGGATGGCCAACTCCATGCGTCGCTCGATACGAAGGTATCTTGACGCTGGTCAAAAAGGAGAGGTGAGCAGCTTTGAAATCATCGGTTGCTCGAAGGATGATCTTCGGAAGCATCTTGAGTCGAAGTTCAGAGATGGCATGACTTGGCAGAACTATGGAAAGCACTGGCACATCGACCACATCGTTCCGTTGATTTCATCGAAATCTGTGAAGCAGATTAAGCGGCTTTGCCATTGGACAAACCTGCAACCGCTGACCGCGTTCGAGAACATTTCCAAAGGATCAAAATTGGTGTTGCCCAACGATAACTCTGAGCTAGGTTTGCCTCGGTTGAATCAATAGGTTGAATGTCTTGTAAAGCGCCTTATTGTGAGGCACCCCGTCACTGGCCCGAAAAGTTAGTGGCGGGTTTTTTATTGCCCGTTATCGCTTAGACATTGACATCCCAATAGGTCGCGTAATGCTCCCCGTATGCCGTCATTTACGATTCCAAAAGGCGTAGAAATCCCCGAGAACCTTGCGGAGGGCGAAGCGTTCCAGACTATGGCGACTATCGTTCTTGGTAAGAATGGCAAGGCGGAGGTCATCGAGATTGATGGTGTGGCCATTCCCGGATACGAGAAGAAGTCCAAGGGCAAGAAGCTGGCCGAGCGCGGCGAGGAGGAGGAGATGGAGGTAGAGGAGAGTACGACTCCCGGCGGCGGTGGTTTCATCGCCGAGGTGATGCAGCGCGGCGCTGGTCCGATGGCACGGTAACCAATTTTCAATAGAACGATATGCCAAACATCACATGCGACGAGGCGGCAACGCTCATCAACGAGGCGGCGTCGCTAGGATGTCGCTCACCGTGGGAGGTTGAGTTGGCCAAGTTGGCGCTGGAGAACCGCATTGCGACGTATCTTCAGGGCGGCGGCGCGACACGCGGTGCGTATCGGTCGGTGACGACGAGCGGCAGCGTGGTGAGCGGTGATTACTTTCTGATCTGCGATGCGACGGCTGGCGCGATTACGCTGACATTGCCCCCGGCGGCGCTGGTTGCTGGTCGTATCTATGTTTTCAAGCGCATCAATGCTGGCGCGAATACGGTGACGGTCGATGCGTACGCGTCCGAGACGATTGACGGAGCGGCCACACATGTGCTGTCCCCGCAATGGAATTCGATTACCATCATTTCGAACGGTACGGCTTGGTTCATCACTTCGCATCCGTTCTAAAATATCATGGCAAACATTTCTTGCGCCGATGCGGCCACACTAATTGCGGAGGCTCAGGGAGCTTCGTGCATGAGTCCGCGTGAACGCATTCTGCTGGAGATTGGCCTACTCTGGGAGGCGGCGACGCTTGGCGGAACGGCTGATATCACGGCGGATAACACGGTGATAAGCGCGGACGTGACGAGCATCACGGCGGACATGACCGAATTTCTGTAGGTCAACGTAACATTCATTTAGTCATATATGTCAAAGCAAACCATCAATATCGGCGCATCGCCGAACGACGGAACGGGGACGCCGCTGCGGACCTCGTTCGATTATACCAACCAGAACTTCACTGAGATATACACCGCTCTTGGCGGTGGTGTCGCCCTTCCCGGCGCGACGACTCAGGTCATCTTCAATGATGGCGGAACGAATCTGGCAGGCGATGCCGGTCTGGTTTACAACAAGACAACCGATGCGCTGACCGTTGCCGGACTCGTTACCGCTGGCTCCGCTGCTATTACCGGCGCGGCTACGGTTGGGACGACGCTGGGTGTGACTGGTGCTACTACACTTTCCTCTGCCAGCGTTACCGGCGCGTTGGTAGTGGACACCACGACGCTGGTGGTTGATGCGACGAATGATCGGGTGGGTATTGGTACGGCGAGTCCGACTGCTGCTCTTCATGTTAGTTTGGCAGAGGTTAGTAGCGCAGCCGGAACGTCGGCATTCATCGCTAATGCTACCGGCGGAGGTAATCGTATCGCGGCATTGCGCCTTAGCAATCTTAGTAACCAATGGAACATCAGAGCTTATGGAGCTGTTACTGATGATTTAAGAATTGGTGCTGGATCCACCGGAAGTGAAGTAGACTATTTAGCTATTGGTAATACCGGCAACGTCAACGTAGCTCTCGGCAACGTAGTGATGGCTACGTCCGGCAAAGGCATCGACTTCTCCGCGACTGCTGGAACCGGAACCTCCGAGCTACTGAACGATTACGAGGAGGGGACGTGGACGGCTACGTTGACTGGTACTGTTGCTAATCCAACCATTCCAGTAACAACCACTGGCCGATATACAAAGATCGGGCGTGTTGTTAGCATTTCAGCGTTTTTCTCAAGTGTAATTACAACTGGTGCTTCTGGACGAATTCAGATTACTGGCCTTCCTTTTACAAACAATTCTTCCATTACATCAGTTGGAACTGCTGCATTCAACAGTATGGCAACATTTACCGGTTCTCCTTTCGCAAGTCTTGCTGCAAGTGATACCACCGTTATTATGTTTTCATCCAATTCAGCAGCAAGCTATGCTGCTGTTAATTTCAATGCAGGAATTGCCCAAGACCTTTGGGTTTCATTGAACTACACCGTCGCCTAATCCTATGCTAACAGAACGCACAATTTTCTCTCTCTGCGAGGTTCTCCCTAACACGACGTTGCAGGTTCGTCTATCGGACCAGATCGTCGATGGCGAAGCCGTGAAGGCTTCCACCTTCCGCCGCTACTGCTTGCATCCCGGCTCAGACCTTACGGGTCAGCCCGAGCAGGTTGTCGCGATTGCCAACGCTGTCTGGACTCCTGCCGCTGTCGCAGCCTACGCCGCCGCTCAAACCTCTAGCCCCACCATCCAATGATCGTACCAGTCAACATTGTCGCAGTGCAGTGCAATCAGAACAACTCGTTGTTCGTCACGACCGGAATCGATTACGACAACAGCGGTTCGATTGTCGGTTCTGAGATTACCTCGCAGTATACGCTCGTTCCCGGTGACGACCTTACTGGTCAGCCGGTTGAGGT